TTTTTTCAGTTACTGCTGTTTTTAATTTTGAACCAGGATTTTTTCTTCTGTAAGCCATAACACCTTTTTGTGTCATGCCCGCACCTGATTTAGTTGATCTATAGTTACCTGCAGATTTTCTTCTAGTAGGCATACCTCCGTCTTTTAACAAGATTGGACTTGTTCCTTTTGATTGTATGCCTACTCTATTCATTTAAACTCCTAAACTGATAAGTTTGGTCCTGAGTATTTATCTGTCAATAAAGTATATGCTGTAATATTTTGTTTAGTTTTACAGAAAATACCTTTTGGAAATAAAATACCGTCTTCAGGAAATGAAAAGTTAACTACATCTCCACTAGGCACATCTCCAATAAATAAAGTTGTACCTGTGTTTGAAGTAGTTGTTAATTCTAATATACCTTCTCCACCGCCGCTAGAAGCAATTATAATACCTCTTAGTCTTACAGGAGGAGCAATGATTGCAGCAGCTCCTGCCGCTGCTGTAGATCTAGTAGCTTGTATATCACTTTTAAATGCCATTTTAGCTCCTTAGTTTGTGGCTCCCGAAGGAGCCACTAATTAATTATTACGCAATTGTTGCAATTGGAGTTGATAAAGTCTCAGCTTTATAAGTTGAGTTTGTACCATCATCCGAAATGCAAGTTAATTTTACTCTTGCGTTTACAGCAGTTGTTGCTGGTAAAGTTAAAGTATCACCTGCAACGTCACTTGCTGGGTTAGCAGCTGATCCGTCCATAAGCGAAAGCGCACCAAAGAAATTTGATACACCTGCACCAGGTAAAACAAAAGTAACAGTTTTTCCACTTGCCACAGCAGTTGTCACAAAAAACTCATAAGTGTTTCCAACGTTTGCTGTGCTTAAAGCTGGCATATTAACAACGATATCATCTGTTCCATCTACTTCAAAAATAGTTCCTGATTGAGCAGTAGTTAAAGTTGTAGTAACAGCAGCACCTGTGTTAAGAGTTGTGTTGTCTACTGTTGTTCTAAAGTTAGGTCTAGCGTCATATGTAGCTTCGACTGTAATAGCACCTGTTGTGCTATTTTTTGTTATTTGTTCAAAACCATTTTCCGATCGGACTGGTCCTGAAAAAGTTGTATTTGCCATAATATTCTCCTTTGTATAGCGTTCGTTATGTAGTCTCTATACCGTCTGCCTAGCCAGTCTACATAATAATTTTTTCTAGGTGTTTTAATTATATATAAAAAAAGGGGCAGAGTAAACTCCGCCCCTTTTCAATAAGTTAGGTAATTAAAAATTACGCTGCGCCTGGTGAACCAAAGATTCCTCTAGGGTCAGAGAAGCCGAAGCTGTATCTTTCTCTAGCTTTAAATCTCATGTTGCCAGTATCGAAATCACCTTCCATTGCAGTTCTTAATGGTGCTCTAACAAAATGTTTAAGACCATTAGGTGCATCAGTCATGATGAAAAACGCATCAGTGTCAGTTAAGAAATGGTTGATTCTATAACCTTCTGGAATCATACCCATATTCGAAATCGCATTGATATCGTTATCAGCAGTGCCTACTCTTAAAGGTGACTTTAAGATTCTCTCAGCAGTAAATTGTAATTCTTTTGGAATAATCAATTTTCTACCTTGAGTAGCGATTTTCATTCCTCTTTCATCAACGAAAGCCGCGATGTCAATCAACGACTGTTCTAGTGATGTTTCAGATAAATCCGAAGCAGTCGCTAACTCGTTTCTGAAAGTTCCACCTGTTACAAGTGGGTGTGCATCAGATAATAGAGGTTGTCCGTCACCACCATTAGCAGTGTCGAAACCATCGTTCAAGACTGCAGCAGCTTTCACCTGTTTAGTGTTAGCCATTGATCTTGCCAATGCTCTAGTGTAACGAGCAGCTAATCTGTCGTACAAGTTATCTTCTACCGCTTCTTCTGTAACAGCGAATGCTAAAGCGATTGTTTCATGCGTATATCTTGCAGTGAAACTTTCTTTTGCATCGTCAAATGTTACAGCAGCACCTTCTGTTTTAGTTGGTGCACCACCGAAGCCTGATAACATTACTTCCTCTTCGAAAGCTCTGTCAGAAGATTCTGTAGTAAAGATTTCTGCGTGTTCATTTTCGTATCTATCATACTCCAGGCCGAATAAGGCATTCAAACCTGGCTCTAGTTCTTTAACTAGTTGTGCTCTTGATATAGCCATAGTTATTTACTCCTTATTATGCCGTTAAACCAACTACTCCACCTTTGTATTGGTGAGCGTTGATTCTAACTAGTACGTTAACGTTAGATGTTGTTTGATCACTATTCTCAGGATCTTGAGAAATATCAATTGCTTGTAAAACAAATGTAGACGAAGAGTCTGCAGATGATTCATCTAAAGCTTCTCTTGAACTTCCTGATGCAGTGTCGCCAGCTGTTGCAACGATCGAATAGTTTGCGAATAAATGGTCGTTTGCGAAACTTCCATCTGATTTAATTTCATAAACTACATTTGGATCGTCAATAACGTTCGCAATTATATCGTTAGCACTAATAGTACCTGGATAATAATTTTTGAACGTAGGCTTTTGAGTTGTCGGGTCTGTGTAGAAGACTCCGTTGAAAACTCCAACAACAGGGTTATCAGTTGCTCCTGCTCTAACAATTGTTCCGTTAGTAGATGCAGCAACTAAGTCGCCTTGGAATATTGCAGTACCGTAGTTCTTCAATATTCTGTATCTGTTTTGTGAGTTATTAAACGGTGTTCCCCCTAACATTCTAGACGGTCTCAAGCCAAAGTTTCCACTTTGATTTGCCATAGTTGTTACTCCTTAGTATGTTAGTTGTTAGTTTAATAACCCCTTGGTAGTCACTAAAAAATTATTTTTTAGTTCCACTTCCGAAGGTTACTCGAGATTGTCTATCAATATTGATAGGCATCTCTGGTCGTTGCTCCTTCAATAAATCATGGTCTACCGCGTCCATCTGACCTTTGGTCTTGGATTTAAAGTATTCTTTACGCGATTCCACAATCTCTTCTGGTATCCTAGCCAACAATAGGCCACCAACCCCAACTACGCCTTCGTGTGTTCCACTGCTCATAACAGGATAATCATTAGGACCGATTTGTTTTATTAACTCTTCAGCTCTAACTAATTCCCATCCTTCTCTAAGTTTCTTAGACATGTTTCCAGTGTCTTCAATACCCATTGAAGAAGCTCTCAGCCATCTTTGGACATAACCTTTCGGTGGCGGAGGCGCATCTAGACTTTTCGGTGGAGACCAGACCTTTTTACGAGCATCTTTTGCTCTTTGATCTGACTCGCGCGAAACTCTTTTATTTTCTTCACTCATATTTAGCTCCTTTATTTAACATATTTCGCGTATTCTTCAGGTGGCACCCCTAATCTTTTAGCGATTACCAACTGTGACTTGGTGAGTTTCACAGTTCTGCGTCCATTTTGGTTTCTAACAGCAGAAGCAACAGTCTGGACGGGTTTCTTTTGCTCCTGTTTAGGTTCCTCAACTACAGTGCCTGCAGTTTCGGGCTTAGTAAACTTCTGAGGAAAATATTCAGTCAGTCGTTTATCTAATTCATTATAATATGCATCTGTATCTCCTGCAATACCCTCACTTTTAATCTGCTTGTCGATTTCAAGTGCTGCAGTAGTCATGATATTATCATTCATGAACCATTCGTTCTTTTCAGCCCAAGCTTGTGCTCTTGGAGAAGCTTGAATTTCAGGAATTTGTGGTTCCTTTGGTTCATTCTTGACTTGTTCAGCTTCTTGCTCACGCATATATTTAGTATTAGCTAATCTTTCTTTTTCAATACTTAATTGAACTATTCTCTCATTTGCTTTAGCAATAGCTCCTGCATCTCCTGATTCGATAGCTTGCTGAAGTGCTCTTGATGCATCAACTGAATCTGAAGATATTCTTTTTTCAAATTCAGAAAGATAATTTTCTTCTAGTTTTGGAAAACGCTTTTGCATATCATCCATTTTTTTCTGAATGCCTTTTGCATATTCTAAAGCTGCTTTTTCTCTTCTTTGTGCTTCTCTCCAATTCCTAGTTAAATCTCCAATTCTGCCTTTTACGTTTTCAGAATATTGATTTAAATCTTGTGGATCTTTTTTTTCTTCTTTTGGTTCTTCAGTGGCTTCTGCTTGAACCACTTCGACTTTATCGTCTTTGTGTTCATTTACAGCTGTACCATCTGGTTCAACTTCATATTTAGGAATAACAGGTTCTTTTGCTTCAACCTTTTTATCCTCAACTTGAACTTCTTTCTCTTCAACTCCTGAAGTATCGAGTTCTACTTCACTGGTATCTAAACCATATTTATCTTTTACCATCTCTTAGCTCCTTAATAAGTGTGCAGTATATCCTCTGGATTACTGATTTTTGCGATGACTTCATCATCGTTTAAAATACGCACTTCACCGCCATCAATTTTAAAACGGCTTCCTGCATATCTACCGAAGATAATCCAATCCCCTTCTTTACACCAAGGTTTATCTCCAAACTTTTCTTTATCTGAATAACAAAGTGATCCCATTTTTAGAACCAATGCACAAACAGTTGTCATTTGAATTCTTTCGTGGGTTACGTCTGAATACACTAAACCACCCTTAGTTTGTTTAGGGCCTGAGTATGGAAGAACTAACATTCTCCATCCTGTTGGTTGAGGTAATTTTTCTACGGCTTTTTTATCAATGGAATCGGAATGTAAGTAAAGCTTTTCTACTTCTTCCTTAGTTTTATAAGCATTGAGAAGACTTCCATTTTTAGTCTCCTGCGCCTTCGGCGTTATTATCGTCATGTAGCTCCTGTTTTTTGAACAAGTCCGTTAGGTCTTGTTGCAGATCCTCTATGGATCTGATCTGTCCTATTATATATTTATATTCGTCCCAATTGTCAACACCAATTACAACCTTCTCTTTAAGACGTTCTTTTTTCGGTTCAAGAAGTTTTTTCTTGATGTATTTTATTGTTTCAAAGTCCACTATTTCTTTCCATTACGGAAGATTTGAGTTCCCTTTATACCATAAAT